CAGATACGGGGTATTCCTTTCCGTTCTGCCCCATCTGTTTCTTGCCTATGTGCAACCGCCCGATTTCGGGCAATTCAAGGATTTTCCCGCCTTGTTCGGGTCTAACAATACGGCCACCCATAATTACAGTTCGATTTCAGCGTTTAACAAATTATCCGTGGCCGTCTGTTCCGGGGTTGGTCCGGCAGGTTTGGCCGGTTCCGGCTCATTCTCCCACGGCAATTTTTCATCATCCGCCGGAAAAAGGTCCGGGTCATCGTATTTTCTTCCCGCCTTTTCCATTGCCCGTTCGCATTTGGGTTCGTGCGTTCCAAGACAATAGTCGCAATTCTTTTCCTTGCAATACTGGTCGCATATATCATACGCCGTAAGCGGACCGCCCGCACGTATCAGTTGTTTTTCCTCGTTTTTCGACTCTACGGCCTTTTCCGGTTCCGCCGGGGTGTTACCCTTTCCGGATGCTTTCGTTCGTTTTACGGCCTTTTTTGGCCCTTCCACGGGCGCATCTGTGTTTTCCACGGATTCGGGGCCTTTCGCCGCCTTTTCCGGCGCATCCTTGGATTCCGTTTTCGTCTTGATAAGTTCGGCCAACGAAAGCGTAAGGATGTTGTCGGCAATCTTTCCGTTGTCAAGGTCCAGTTTTCCCCGAATAATCGTTAGGGTGTTATCGCGCTTTTCGTCCTCAATCGTGGCCAGTCCCAACAGATACGGGATTTTCTTGGCGTTCACGGAATCCGTTTGGTCCTTCAAATTGTACGTCGGGGCCTTGCGCCAGTCTTTCGGCGAAAAGTTGAACACGCGTTCGACCGGGGTTTTCGGATAGTTCTCGTTCCACATAATCCGGTAAAGGTGTAACTGGATTTCGTGTTCTTCGAAAAATCCCTTGCGTCCGCTTTTGAAATCCACAATGGCCCGGAACGTCTTGGCGGTTTTCGGGTCCGTCATTTCGCAAGGCAAGTCAAGACATCCGGCGTATTTGTGTTTAGGATGGACCAACCCGATTTCCACGGCCAAAGGTTTCACGTTGTAGTCCTTGACAAACTGGGCGAACGCCAAGACATCTTTCCGGATTTTGGGCAACCATTCCGTGAATACCTTTTCGGGCAGATTTTCCCGTTCCATATAGTCCAAGAGGATGGACGGGACCGCATCGAAATCGTACTTTCTGTTGATGATAAGCGTTTCAAACTGGATGTGCATAAACGTTCCGTATGCCGCCGCAAGGTCCCGTTTTTCCGTCAAACCTTCCTTGCCGTTCGCAATCATCCAGTCAATAAGCGCGGGCGGCGTGGGCATCACTTGTTTTAAGAGAGTTGTCACGGACGGGAAAAATTCGGGTTCCCCGTTCTCGTTGAACCGGTAATAATAACGGTGTCCGTCCGAATTCAGTTGATAGACCTTATACGGCGGTTCCTTCAACGCATCCGCATTGAAATAGATGGCGCGAATTTCTTCCGCCGTCATTCCGGGCGCAATTTCCATCGCCGGGTTCTGTTCGTTGTCTTTCATCGTATCGCCTTTTAACAGTTAGACATCCTTGGATTTCTTGTAATCACTCCAAAAGGCCAAGGCCATAACCGCCGAAATGCCCAAGGTCAAGAAATGCGACGGGTTCCAAAAGATTGCAACCACGGACAACACGGCCATAACGGTCCAAATGATTGCCCAAAACAAATTTACCTTTTTCATAATTCGTTAATCGTTAGAAAGTCCAAAAAGAAAGTCCGCCGTGCATCCGGTCATTTCACAGATAATTCTAACCCAATCGTGAACGATACGGGTTTTTCCGGCACACAAACGGGTCATATTGACCATTTGGCCGACCTCTGTGGAATCGGGCCACAGACGGGCCGCAATGTCCTTTTTCAATACCTTGTTACCCTTTTCTTTTGCGCGGGCAATCGCTTGTTCAATCCTAATCATAATTCATCAATCGTTTTAATGGTTTCTCCACAATATTTGCATCGGTACACGTACCGGTCAATCACATAAGAATTCGGCGTAAAATAATCCCCGTCTTTCAGTTCGTGGCCCTCTGTTTCCAAAAACTTTAATTCTCCACCGCAAAAGGGACAATCCCCGTCCCCAACAATGATAAGGGCCGCGAACGCCCAAAAGGTTTCCGACGGAACCGGATGTTCTTCATCCCCATACAGATAACCCGCCAACACCTTGCACACATCGGAAACATAGCGCGGACCAGTTGCCGTAAAAACAGTTTCGCCCCAATGTTCCGCCGGGTCCTCAATAATCCCGGATTTAACAACACGGTCGCAAAGTTCGACCGCCACGATGGACGGTTCCGCGCCCTTGGCGAACGCAACCCGTTCCAAATTCTTGTCTATCTTGAACGTCATAATGAATAATCTTAATGTTCGACGCAAACCCATTTACCCGATTTGAAATTATGAACATTGTTCATCTTATCGCAAGCGGATTCGCAGGCGTATTTACTTTCGCATTTCGCGCCCTTGAAATTCGGACGGCCATCGTTATAAACGAATTCCATTTGATAATAATGCGCTTTCATTGTCTTTGGTATTGTGGCCCCGGTTGCCCGGGGCCGGGTTATTATTGGTTGTACTTGGCAACAATCTTTTCGCATCTTTCGGCAAAGGCCGTGTAGTCTTGGCCGGGATTAAGAACGAAAACCATATAACGGCGGTCGGTCGCAATCCGGTATTGTACCGGGATTTCTTCGTATTTCGCCAACAGACAATGGGCACGGAAAAACTTAACAAGTCCAACGGCGTTTTTCTTCGTGCTTACAACGGTATGGAAAGACATAATTGTAAAAATTTTAATTCCCCGGAACCCGCCGGGTCGGTTGGGTCAGTTCCTTAACCCGGTACAAAGATAGGTATTATTTTCTAATTACCAAACTTTTTTTCATAATTTTTTATCTTTTCGTGCAAATTTCCTTTTCCCGGGTTTCCGGAACCCTTATTTTCCCCGGATTTTCGATTTGGGGCCGTTTCTCCGTCCGGATGATAAACTATGCCAGTTTAACGGGAAAGTCCGCCAAACGGCCCGGAATCGGCCAAAGATGGCATAACAAGAAAACGGCCCACGTTTCACAACGTTGGCCGTTCCCGTCCTCTATTCTAAAACCTAATGCATTGCAAATATAAACAAACCGCCCCAATTTCACAACTGGGACGGAAAGCAAACTAAAAACTTAAACACTTGAACGATGCAAAGATAATAAAAAACCGGGAATTTCCCGGTTTCTGTTACTTGTATGTTTCCGCGTTGATGTGTTTGTGCAAAAGGGTGTAAATCGCAATGATGTGTTCTTTGTTCTCCCGGTATTCTTGTTCCGTACAGTCCGCCACAAATTCCTCTAACCCTTTGTAAATCTCTTGCAGTTCATCCAACGGCAACGAATATCTTCGACAATCCCCGTCAATGATTCCGTTCTGTTTGTACCCGGCCCGCGTCAGTTCATCAATTGCACCGTCCAATGTTTCGTGCCATTTCTTCATTCCTTCATATACGGCGTAAAAAGCGGGCCGCCCAAGGGCCGTTCCGGATTCGATGTGTCCGTAATACCTTTTAACCGGATTCCAGTAATAAAGTCTGTTCTTTTTCATTGCTTTGGTGGTTAGATGGGGCCGGTTTCCCGGCCCCGGATTCAACTATTCAACAACCGTTATAATCTTCTTAACGTCCATCGCCTTGCCACGGGTCCCCGGCTTTCCGGCCCTACGCCAAGCGTGTAATGTGTAAACGTTCCCGTTCCGGTCCAAGGTGTAATCGTCGAACTTGTAAACTTTCATAAGAAAATCAATATATCCGGGCAACCACGTTTCCGCATCAACGAAACCACGATGGTTAATAACCTTATTGCCCATAATCGTTTGAACCTTCGCTTTCATCGCGTAATTGGTTTTTACTGCGTATGCCATAATGATTTGTTTTTGTGGCCCGGGTTTCCCCGGGCCGGGGTTATTTATTTGGAAATAGTTTCAAGGATTGAAAGGAAATCGGCGGCGTTCATTTCCCACGGAACAATTTCGCGCCAAATTTCGTTATTGTTCGTATTATATTTGACGCGGCCCTGCAAACGACAACGGGTGTTTCCGCTTTTGCCCTCTTTCAAAGTAACAACCGTTACAATGATGTATTCATAACCCAAATGGGCCAAATCTTCGCGTCCGTTGAATTTCAGTCCGTCAAAATCAAACCTTTTTTCGGAGCCGGGGACCATTCCAAGAATTGCGGCGGTCTTGTTGATTTCTTTATTGATGTTCATTGTCTTTGTTCTTTACCGGGAACCGGCCCGGGCCGTGGTGTTCTATCTTGAACCCGGTACAAAGGTAATCATTTTTTCTTAATTGCAAAACTTTTTTCGATTATTTTTGCGATTTTTTGCAAAAAATCTCTCTTTTCGGGCAATTTTTACCGATTTCCCCGGTATATTTGCATTGTAACCACTTAAAAATCATCCATTATGCCAGTAAGAAAAGTTCCCGGCGGGTATCAATGGGGCCAGTCCGGAAAAGTTTACCCCACAAAGGAACAAGCGGAAAGACAAGGCCGCGCCGCCTACGCATCCGGGTATAGAGAGAAACCCGCGCAATCCAAAAAGAAATAGGGAATAGTCGGTTTTACCGATTTTTCCCTATCTTTGTGGTGTCTTTTTACCACGTATCGCCCCACACGGTATTTTGACCGCAACACCCGACGGATTCCGATTCTGCCGGGTGTTGTTATTATATCTGTGTTGTTGGATTCATCGCACGGATTTTTTCAGCAAGGTGGGGCCGGTTCCGCTTGTAAAAATCATATCTGTATAGTTCCCCGTATGTCCCGGTTTCCACCAAATATTGATTCATCGTTAACAAGTCCAATTCGATGCAAGAAACGTATGTTTCTTTCCGGACGTTCTTGTGCAATGCCCGTTCAAAAGTCGGGTCAATGTATTTGTCCCCTACCTTGACAAATGCGTGTTCGATGGGTAGGATTCCCGCCGCATACGCGAAACCCTCCACATACCGTACTTTTCCCTCAAAGCGGCTTTCCATCGCAATCATTGAAACCAGTATTGATGCGTTCTTGTAACACATCTTTTGCCGGGCCTTGTAGTTTTCCCGTAAAAATAGCATCTGTTCCCGCGTGAACACGTCACGCATCGGAACACATTCGACCGGCTTTGCATCCTTGGCCCTTTGGCAGAAAAACGCCTTTTGGTCCGGTCCCCAGTCCATCTGCGCAAATGCGTTCAGTTCCTCAATGATTCTGTTTGTTTCCATCGTCTTTTGAAATGTCTGTATTCAGTTTATCCGGGTAAATGTAGATAATCCCGCCGTTCGTGGTTTCGAACATATAACGGCCATCCTTTGCCGTTCCAATATATTCGCACAAAACTTTTTTGTGCCAATAGAACAATTCGCCTTTTTTCATATCATCGCAAATTTGGTGTTGTCTTGTGTCCGCCCGACAGTTCCGCGATTTCTTGGACCCATTTGGCGTTCTGTTCATCGTTCGGGACAACCACATTGGCCGTCTTGTCGAAACAATCAAATATCCAGTATTTCGGCCCCGGCATAGCCATTAATAGACGGATATGGAAATGTTCGGGTTTGCCATCGTTTTCGAATACAAAGGACAACACACGCCATTCTTCCGGGCCGTGGCCATACTTTTCCATTATGGCCTTGTATTCGTCCATCTTGCTACGTTTAGTTTGCTTTGCCATAGTCAGTTGTTTTTAGTGTCGAAATCCTTTCGGTAATCGTTAAGTGTGTTATACTTTCGCATCTTGTCTGCGCAATCCGTACAAATAACCGTACCCCAATAAAGTACGCCATTCCTTGAATCGAAACTTTTTTCACAATACGGACAAACCGCCCGGAATCGTAAACTTTTATCCTTTGCCATAGTTACCATTCATTAAATCTTGGACAAAAGTCTATGCGCCCCGCCATAAAAGCGCAAACGAAAAAGTCGTTACTTTGTGTGCAATGCGGATAATCGTTTTTGTCGCACGTCTTTTCGTCCACCCATTCAAAACAACGTTTACACGCTTCCCGTGGCGGCTTAATCTTTGGAATCTTTGCCATAACTGGATTGATTTGTGGCCCGGGATGAACCCGGGCCGGGGTTATTGTTTCAATAAATCTTTAATGGAGAAAATCGCGGTCTTATCCCATCCAAAATCCGGGTCATAAACCCAAACGTCCACCGTTTCAATACCGGCTAAATCCCGATGGTCTTTTCCATAGTGCTTAATCAATAATTCCGCTGTGGTTTTCCTTATCGCATCAATATCCGTGATGTCCCCGGTAAAGGTCATATCGGCCAGTTTTGCCCCCATAAAAAGTTCGGAAACCGGTGTTTCATTGACAATAAAATTTGGAGCAACGCGGACAGTATCTGGCGAAAGAATCTTGGCGGCCCTATATTCACATTCGTTCATCTTAACGATTTTGGTTTTCCCAGTAACCGGGTGCGTAGTTTCAACTAACATAGTATTTTTTATTGTGGGCCGGTTGCCCGGCCCGGGTTTTACTGCATAGATTCCCGAAATATACGGGCGCATTTGTCTTTGAATAACTGGTATTGTTCGCCGGGATTCTTCACGATTACAACATACCGATTAGACGGGCGCGGCGTTTCTGTTCCAATACGTTCAATTAACTGGTCAACTCTTGTTTCCAAACCGTGCGCATTGAACGCCTTTGCGACCTTGGCGGCATTGCGCTTGCCGTTAATGGTTTCGTACCATCCCATATAAGTTTTCATAATGCGGAATAATTAAGCGACGTAGAAAGAAATCTTGATACCCCGGCGGAGTTTGCAGACGCAAACATCGTCCATACACGCAAAAGCGCGGTCCAAAAGCCGGTTCGTAAGTTCAATATCGTTGACCATCCTAACAAGGCCGGAAACACCAACAAGCGTGTTAACCTTCTTGCCATCGAAAAGGCCATTAACCTTGATTTTGTAATTGCCGTTGATTTCGCGGGTGGTGTATTTGAGCGTTGCCATAACTGTTGTTTTTTGTTCCGGGAACCGGCCCGGTCCGTCGGGTTGTTTCCTTAACCCGATACAAAGGTAAGCAATTATTTTTAATCTCCAAACTTTTTTTCATTATTTTTTCGATTTTTTCACAAAAAAAGTAATTTTTGGCGATTTTTCGATTTAACGGCATTTCTCCGGGCGGATGGGTCGATGGTCCATTTTGGGGCGAAAGTCCCTTAAATCCAAAATAAACGGCCATTACGGGGACGCACGAAAAAACCCGCCAAATTTCACAACGTGGCGGGCGAACTCTTAATGCTATACCTATGAAAAAAACTATTTCGACGCAAATATAGAAAAAACATCCGTATTTCACAACACGGACGTTTCAATGGCAATTAAAGATTATGAAAATAACTTCCAATGGCAAAGATATGAAAAATGGCCGTATTTCACAACACGGCCATTTCGCAAACATAATCTATTATGAGTATTACAACACAATGCAAAGATAGAATTATTTCCTTTCAATCACAACATATTCCAGTCCCATAATTTGCGTATGCGGGTTTTTGCTTACCACGTCCAATTTCCGGTCTTGCACCCGCCGGGTTTTCCAAAGGAACCCAAGGAACCGTTTATATTTGACCGTTTCCGCCAGTAACAACGAATCCCGATTCCGCAACGTCCCCGTGAATTCGTCCGCCGTCAATACCCCGTCAAAGTCAAACCACGAATCCCCGCAATGGACCGCGACCGCCGGAACCCGGATGGAATCTTTCACGATTACGATGGTGTCTTTCGGCACGGCCCGCAAGTCAATGATGGTTTGCGATTGCGTCTTGTTTACCGTGGCCAAGTCCCGGTTCCGTTCCCTCAATTGCCGGATTAGTTCGGCATCGTCCGCCCGGAACCGTTCGAATTCCTTAACGGTCAGTTCAAGCGATTGCACCCGGGCCGCGTTCAACGAATCCCGGACACGGAACAATTCAACGTCCGTCAGCAACGCTTCCGTATTACCTTTGTATCTGTCGCGTTCCGCGTTCGCCCGGGCAATCTGCGTCCGGGCCACGATGAAACACAATGTGGCCGCAAGGATGCAAGCGGCCACAATAGCATAACCCCACCAACGTTTCATACGTTAGTCAACGTTAATGGTACATTTGTCGGTCGAATTGTATGCCCATCCGTCCGCCGTGTAATCGTAAGACACGGTTTCAATAAGACCGGCGGCAACGTAGGTAAGACAAATGCCCTCTCCAACGCCATCGCCCTTGTACGAAACGACGTACAAATGTTTCTGTTTCCCGGTAATCTTTGCGACCTTATCCCCGACGTTCAACTGGTCAAGGATTTCGCCCGGGATTTCCGTAATGTTTTCCACCTCTGTCGGCAATGCCGAACCCAGTACGGCGGTAAGGATGTCGGCCAATGCGCCGCCCACATCAATTTGGTTGCCCTGCCCGGCAATCTTCGCGTCAATCAACGCTTGCAGTTGTTCTTTGTTCATAAAGCGGATAGAATTAAATGGTTTGTGCAAATGTAGTTATTTTGGCTAAATTTCCGATTTACGGCATTTTCTTTTCAAAAATGATAAGTTGCCCCATTTTTACATTTGATGCGCTCAAATCCAAAATAAACGGCCTTTCTTGGATTACCCCCGGCAAACCGCCATCGGGAATTCGGCCCGGACATCGAAACAAGGACATTGTTTAATCCATTCGTTCTTTTCGATGGTCCCGTTCCCGTTTTTGTCCGGCGATGCGTCACGATGCCCGATAACCTCAATAATCGGGTATTCCTCAATCAGTCTGTAAACAAGTTCGGCCATTGCGGTCTTTTGCGCGTCCGTCCGCGTGTCCGCCGGGTTCCCGTCCTTATCCAGTCCGCCCACATAACAAATGCCGATTGAATGTTTGTTGTACGATTTCCCGGACAACCCCGCCGTATTGCAATGCGCCCCGTCGCGCGTAAGAGGTCGGCCCGTTTCCACGGTTCCGTCCAAGTCAATGACGTAGTTATACCCAATCATTGCAAAACCGCGTTCTTTGTGCATCTTGTCAATATCGGCGGCGCGTAGGTCCTGCCCGGCCCTTGATGCCGAACAATGGATTACGATTGCATCAATAGTTTTCATAAACTTATAAGTTTAATCCTAAATTAAAACGGATATTATCAACGGCGTGGTTCTGCAAGATTTCCGCTTCTGTCAATGCGCGGTTATAAATACGGATGGAATAAATCTTTCCAAGGTAATAACTTCCATTACTTCGCCGACCAATGTATGTGGTTGCGGTCGAACGTCCGCTCATATATGTATTCCCGTGCGCGGTCATTGCTTCCCCGTTTTGGATTGCCCGGTTAACATTGACGCTTGCAACGCCTTTCATCGGCAACGTGTCATAGGTAGTTCGATTCGTTCCGTTCGACCAGTTCAAAACGCCGCCCACACTACCGAACGCAAGCGCATTGGCGGTCTTTGGCATATAAAGAACACGCGTTCCGGTTCCCTCTCTCTCAAAACAAATTTCAATCGTACCCGTGGAATTCAACGGCGTAGCAAACGACGTGTTGCTCAAATAATCATCCGTTCCATCGAAATATATGTGGTCCGCATTGAACGTCGCGCCGTTGTTCGTGAACAAGACATTTCCAACAACACTTTCCCAAGACGTGTTTCCGGTTTTGCCGGTCTTTCCGTCCAAATGGAGAACTAAACCATCCTGCACATAATCCGAAAGATTTCCACCGCCGCCCGCCGCTTGTTGGACCGTAAGGGTTTGCGACACGTTCCCCGCCGTGAAAGTCACGACCTTGGAACGCGCCGCCCCCGTGTTCGGGTCCGAACTTACCGCCACTTGCTGATTGCCGGAAAATTCGTTTGCCGAAATGTAAATCTTATCCCCGGACCCGTCGGCCCATTCGATTTGTTGAACCATTACGAAACCGTCCAATATGTGTTAGACGTAACAGTAACGTTGACCGCCGTTCCTGCCGCATCCATATTAATCGTGGTCGGGGAAATAGACAGATACGCGGAATCTTCCGCTTGCGTGATTTCACAGACCGCCGACACGTTATTGTTGGTTGTAACTGTCAGTTGGGAAACCAACGATGCAACCGACGTGTTGGCCGGAATGTTCGTGAACGTAATTTCGAATTCGTATTCTTGGATGGCCCCCGGGTCCCCGGCGATGGCCACGCCGTTGTTTGTCGAAACGGAATTGGCCAAGTACGAAGCCGGTAACACCAAACCGATTTCGTTGTTTCCAGTCAGCGCGAACGTCAACTTGGAAGAATTCGAACGCCCGTGAATCGTCAGCGTTCCGCCGGTTTTCGGGACCGCCGCCGTATCGTCAATTATGACGAATTCAGTCTTGCCCGCTTGAATGATGGTCAAAACCTTCGATTCAACGCCGGACGCTGAAAACGTCGCTTGCGTCTGCCGGGGACTGCGCCCCGTGTGTTGCGTACCGGTCCATACAACGGTATCATTTCCGTTTCCACTTTGTTTGTTCGGGGAAACCCAACTTGCGTATGCCATAATCTTATCGTTTTAGTGTACGTTCCAAAATGTGTTACTGAATACATCGTTTTGCGTCTGTCCGGCCAATATCCACACCACGGTCGGGTTAATTTCAAGGTAGGGACCGCGAATGTTCGGCGAACAAGTCCGGAACACCCGGCAGAAGATACCGCCCACCCGGGTTGCGCTTGCATCAATCCCGCCTATTCGTTCAGCACGAACAGAAATGCCGTCAACTGGACGGGCGTTTGCATCCATCCCGCCGACCGCATAAACCCGGCACGTTATCCCGCCAACCGGCGTTAATTTCACTTTGACGCAACCCATCTTTAAACCGGCTCCACAACCGTAATTTCGAATTGGTCAATTTCCGTGCGCAACCCGTCCGGGAAATCCGTATCGGGGACGTATGCGCGTACAATGCAAACGACCGGACCGCGATTGAAAACCGACGTGTCGAAACACAGATAATAACGGTATTTCTCCGTTCCTTCGTCCGTGTACGTTTCTTCGATGATGTCCGCCTTTGTGAATTCCTTAACGATGGTGTTCTGTTTCAACGTGACCGTGAAATTATCATCGTGCATTGAAAACCCCGGGGCGGTAATCTCCAACAAGAATTTCCGTTCCGAACCCTTGAAAGAATGGTCAATTGTTCTGTTCATATCTATTCTGTTTTTTCGTCCTCTTTCTTTGCATCGTCAAAGGACATTCCTAATTGGTCCTCTACCTTGAATTTCATAAACTTTCGCAACCAACGAAACAAAGGATGGTCCGAAATGACGGCGGCGTTCTCCAAGAAACTCCAAAACTCCACACCGCAACAGAACGCCGTGAAATAGTTGGCGAAACGCAACCGTTCGCCACCATCTTGGGCCAACACTTGCGCCAACATATCCGCCAACACAATGCCAATCAAGATGAATACGTATTTGTATATCGTCCGCCACGCCTTGACGGATTCGAAAGCGAACCGCTTTTTTGTCCGCTTGGCCACAACCGCCGATTTCAATACGCCGGTAACAAAGTCCACGAATTCGAATACAGTTACCGCGATAAACAACGGTAACAAATCATTGACCAACAAACCAATGAATCCGGCGAAGAATCCAACCGCCAGTTTGTCCGGGTAAAGTGTGAATGAACGTATCATCTTCAATTTTTATTAAAACGCTTCTGCCTTTATTGTTCCGTTTACGTAATCAATGCAAATACAATTTTTGTGACGGCCATACAAATCAACGTTCGCGCCGACCTTGTATAACTTGATTGTGTGCAAATACGTGTCAACGCTTACGATTTGGAATTCGTCTTGCATCTTGGTTCCAACCGTGTGTTTATAGTCGCGCACCTCTCCGGATTTCGACGAACCGACGGAATAAATAAGTTGGTCCGGATATGCGTTAACTTTGGCGATGAAATCCGCGTGGTAATGGCCTTGAATATACCCAACGAAAACACCGCCGCCATTTATGAAATCTTGAACGGTTGCCATCATTCGATAAGCGGAATAATTGTAACTGTTCAATACGGAAGAACTTGACCCAAGACTATACAAAGACGTATAATTACAACTTATCTTGTCAAAAGTCGGGTCCTCTCCGTGGCCCGGGGCCGTCGAACCGGCGAAATGCGTGGCAATCAACACGTGGTATTCGTTGGTTATCGCATCATCCAAAAGTCCATCCAACCACGTATTTTGCGTTTCATCATAACCCATAATGTCAACGAATATGATGCGCAATTTCTTCGCGGCAATATCCTTATAGAAATAGCAATAACCATTTTCCGCGGCCCCGCTTGGTTGGACCACACCCCAGTTCGAAACGAACGGAGCAATCAACAGATTATAGACCGGCAACCCGCAATAATATTGCCATTCGCGGACGCTATCAACATACCTTGACGTATCGTGATTGCCAGTAATATTGATGATGTTTTCCACACCTTCCAACGCCGCGTAACCCGTCACGCCATCATCGAAATCGTCCGTGACCGTATCGCCCGTGTTAAGCAACATATCAATTCGAGCAGAATGATGGTCGCAAAACTCCAAGAAACGCGCAACGTTCGTCCAGTTTCCGTGAATGTCCGAAAGATGGGCGATTACATACGGTTCTTGTTGGGTCGTGTTCGATGATGTGTAATAACGTTTCTTGGCCGACATCATTTTGGGCAACCATTCATAATCATTGTTCAGCGCAATAATACTGGTTGTGTCTTGCGAATCGCCGGAAGCAAAGCGGACAACCCAAACGTGATAATTTAACCAATCTTCAATCCGGACATTTACCGCCGCGTTGTTTTCGTCATATTCGACAATTCCGAAAGCAATGCCGACCGCCGCCGAATCAAGAACGGTAATATCAACAACGTTATCAACAATTGACCCGGAAGGGCCGGAATACCGGCGTATGTTCGTAGAATTGACGGTTCCCGATTTCCGGTTATATGTGCCGTTGAAATATTTGTAATAATGGCCGGTTTTCAATGGCCTATCTGTATAGATTCCGATTTTACTGGACCCATTAATGGCAATTACCGCATCTTGACACACCGCTTGCGCGTTCCCCACGTTGGTAATGGTTCCGTTTCGCAAATTTACGATGTCAAACCCGTTGAATTCCTTTCCATAGGCCAAGACGCTTGCCAACATCGAAAGGATGGAATTGACATAATTGTACGAATCGTTCCGCAATTTTTGAACAAAACCGAACACATCAACAACGGATGCCGGGGAAGAAATGTTTCCGTTCGTTACCAACATATATTTTGCACCTTCGGGAACCGTAACAATCGTACTACCCGAAAATGTAACAATACTTTGGCCCGAAACAAGAGGAACGTCCCCTTCCGAAACTGGATTATCGTTTGATGTGACGAACGCGTAACGACCGCTTGAACCACGGGCCAACAATAACATTTTTTCGCCCGGATTTACTGGAACAACGGCGTGATTATACGAATTGCTCGAACCATATCCGGATGCCGTCAGCGAATACAAACGATAGGTTTTCGGGACCTCAAATGTCATATTCTGCGATAGGGCGGAAACATCGTTCGAAAGCGTGGTAACATCCCCGGTCAAAGAAGAAATGGAACTTCTTATTCCATCCAATGTGGACGTAACCAAATAAATAGCGGCGGGCAACGCTTCGCGCCCCGTGCCGTTACTTGTATTGCCCGAATAAATACAGATGAATTGCGTTGTATCGGGAACAATCGCATCCACGGTCCCGTTTGCCGGAACAAAGATGATTTGCGAACCTTCAACTACCGGCGCATCCGAACCGCCCGTTATTGTTGATTGGTGGGACGTAAGAAAACCGAATGATGTTTGTTCGCTCCCGCCAACGAATCGGTAAACTTGCCCCGGGGTTGCTTCAATGATTATATGGCGTTGCGTTCCGACAGTTGACCATTTTTTTGTGGTTAACAATCTGTATTGATACCACGTATTAGATGCATATTCGACCGGGGTTAACGTCTTTTCTCCAACATCAAACGTCAAATAACGCCAAACGCCGTCATAAGTGAAAACGCCAATGCATTGGTCAAAAATGGTTGTCGCGCCAAAATTCGGATAGGTACCCGGCCCCGCAATATACGCAACATTATGGTCCGGCGTTCCCGGGACCGTTTGCGCCGTTGCGATTCCCGCGAATTGATAATCCGCCCCAAGCGAATTAATCATTGCCAACAACGATTGTTGGAGCAACGCACCAGTTATTTCGTTGTTCCCATTCGTTTTGACAACATTTTGAATCGCGGATATTAAGTTTGCGTAATTTGCCATAACTATTGTTGGTTGTTAAAATCGTTATTGAAATCGTCGTTGAAATCGCCCCGTTGGGCCTTTATGTAACCCAACCCAATTTTCTTTGCGACCGTGGCGGTATCAAAGACCGCTTCGACCGCCGCAACGTCCCCGTTATCTTCCCATTCCGGCGTAATCAAGAATGTATCTAAACTGTATTTCTGCCCGTGGTATGTGATTTCCGCGAAATCGGCCATCCGAATAAAACGCATTACGTCCAATAGATATTCCGACGCAAAGAAATTGAACCGGTATCGTTTTTCCGAAATCTGTTTTGTCGGGAAGAAATAGCCATCCCGTTCGTCCCCTTCTTCTTCGAACAGATATTGCGGTTTTGCTATGTCACTTTGCAGATATAACACGTTCTTGAACGCCGGGTTCGTATAAACGATGGTTCCCGCATCCATCGTGAAATCCGCCACGTCCCACCATTCGATTTTCAAATACGGTTGGATGTCATTTACAACCGTAAAGATTTCGGAAACGCGAACTATTTCATAAGACCCCCACGTAAGCAACAAAAAATACCGGCCATTCGGTATGGAATCAACAACCGGCAAAAGACCCGGATAAACCCAAACATCGTAACCCAAAGACGCGAATTCCTTCTTTATTATCGCGGGTTGCATCGTGTCGTTAATACTGCGAAACTGTTCGCCCGTTTCCGCGTTGAATAGCGTTGCGCCAGTAATATCGTTTGATGTAAGATTGCTATGTTCCGTAATGATTTGGAACGGCAAGATGAATCCGGCGGGTGTAAACAACGGATAAACGCGACCGTACACCCACCATTTGTGGGCGTTCTGTTCGTTTACATTCTCATAAAACGGCAATACGGATAAGTTGTTATTCGGTATCATAGACTAATGTCGCATTTACGTTTCTACTTGACAAATTTATGGATAATTTTTGAATCATTCCATTCCCCAAATTTGTTTTGACCAATTCCACCAAATCCGGGTCAGTCAATGCCGGGAAACTAACGGTTTGATTCTTCAATTTCTTTATGCCGTTCGCCGTTAACTGGACCCCATTAATCGAATAATAACGGGCGGGCATATCGTATGCGTAATACGCTTGCAACATACAGAAAGCGACGTATGCATTTTGCAAATAATGTTCGTTTGTTCCGACCATATAATTGACATACGGCAATCTATATGTAATTCCATCTTCGACCGCCGCCAACAATACGAAACCATCCTTTGAAATGTCCCCGGGATTAAGTAAGATATAATCAATGTCGGACGTAAATTTTTGCACGTTTATTTCTTCGATGTTGTCCGGGTTCACGTACTTGGAAATAATGTCTATGGGGAATCCCTCAAACAATTGGGTAACATCGTCCATCCAACCGAATTGATAACGCGCCGCCATTTCCGGCTTGTCGAACTTAAATTTGTTACTGGCAAAATCCCATTTCTTGCCATTCCTCGTTACCTTCTGTGCCGTCAAGTCAATGCCAACAACGGGGTAATTCGGCGTTCCGGGATATGCGCCGCCGTTCATAAACCACGAAATATGTTCAATCTTCAACAAGTCATTTTCTACATACCAATAACAACGGAAACAATTGCGCAACATATCCAACACATTACGCAATGTTATCGGGGCCTTTTGTGCCGGTTGGTCATAACCCGCCGTAACGATGTTCGATTTCGGAGTTATGAACAATTCGAATTCCAAACCAGTAATCGGGTTTTCGCCCGAATAAAGGAATTTCGAACACACCGAACTTTGAACAAAGGTAACATTGGGCGAAATTTGGGCCAACAATACGCGCAACACGGACCAAAGCGGATAAACGTTGCGAATCGTGAACGGTTGTCGCGCGGGTTGCTCATAGAACGAATCGAACACGTGCGGGACAAACCAAATTGAAACGCGCCCCCAATCGTTACGTGCCACGGGAAAAAAGTCTTGCCCCGCAAGCGAATACGGAGGTTGGTAATACTGTCCGGGTTGGTATAATCCCCATTGTGTCGGGGTTGTAGTAAGACGTTCGGAAAACGCTATCGTTGTCGGGAATTGATAACCGATTACACGGGTGTAATTGCGGTTGTTTTCCACTATATCATCCGTTGGCAACGTGAATGTTGGCAAAGTGTCAATCATTGGTGTATCGCAAATGTAACGCGAATACACGGGCGTTTCGTATATATACAACGAAACATTCCCAGTTGCCCCGTTTTGCGGTGTTAAATTAACGGTAATTGGCAAATTAATTGTTTGCGGTGCGCCCGTGTTTTGGTTTTGCCACAATATGACCGAATCCGAATTGCGGATAATATACCACGCTTGAATGCCACCACCGCCACCCGATTGCAGTTGATAACGCAATGTGTATTCTTCATTGATAAAGTCTTGTACGCCTTGCGTATTTCCGTCGAACTTCGCGCCCGTTATTACACCCGTTAAAATATCGGGCAATTCCGGTGTTGTTGTCCCCGAAACATCCGCAATCAGCAACGATTTATTTATGGCAAAGTTTAGTTTCCCATCGCCGGTTTCCGTCAATTTCGATTCGTTGCTTTCCGGTTCACATTCTTGTTCCCACCACATACCGGAAAGGAAACAACCGATAACAGACTGGCCCGGAACGTACACTTGAACCATTGGCCGTTTATCGGCCTTTATTTCGGACATAGCCGGGGCCAATTGTATTAGGTCGAATTCCTTATCCAGTCCGGCCAATATGTCGTTATATTGGTCGTAAACGGTCGGTTTGACCTCGACCGTCTGCGCATCATCATCAAATTCACAATCGGTTTTCCAAAACGTACCCTTCCAGTATGACAACCACGAATTCCCGGCATTGTAGGAAATAAAGATTTCGACAACAAATTGCGTATCGAACGCCTTGGAAACGATGAAAGTATAGTCCGAACTTTCAAACGTCAGTTCGCCCGACAATTTGGCCCGGAAGAACTCTTGCCCGGATTCCTTTTCGAAATTCTTCGACAGTTCGCCGTTGTAAATCGGGTATGCCCTTTGCGTGGTTTCCCCGGCGGTCAGTTCAAACTTGTATATCGGGTTCATTACGATTTGATTTTACGGGTTAAATTCTTGTACCGGACAATCGTATTACCTTGCCCGTCCACATATTGAATCGTGTTCCCTTGTTCGCGGATGGCGGCAACGTCTTTTTCAAGGCCGGAAACGTCAGTTTTCCCGGCTCCCATCATTTCAACGGCATAACCGGCCATCGTTGCGTTCGCACGTTGGTAACGGTCCGCAAATGTGCCATCATTGAACGAATTAATGACATCCGGAATGACGTGGCGGTATTTCCGGGAATTCTTCTTGTTGATAACCGCAAAGAATTCGCCACCTTCCGCCCGTCTGCGTGTTCCGTCCTTCTTGGTTCCCAAGTCAATATCGTGGCCGGATGCGTGGGAACCGCCTTGCAATAGTTCAACTGTTCCCTCTCCGTATTGCTCCGTTTGTTGTTTGGTAACTTGGACGGCCTTAACCTTTGCCGCCGCGAACGCTCCCCACATCGTCGCGGTTGCCAATGCCGCCAGTACAAGGCCGACGGCCCCGGCCCCGGAAAACGCTTTCCAAATGTTCGCCGTTGCCGTGACAAGACTGGACGCTTGTTGCAGGGAATCCAACGCAAGTTGGGCCTTTTGTGCCTTTTGTTGGTCCTTTAACGCCTTTTCCCGGTTTTTCTTCGCAAGTTCCAGTTCTTTTTGTGCCGTTTCGACGGAATTGGCATAACCGGCGTTTCGTGCTTCTATTTCCGCATCCAATACCCGTTGTGCGCTTTCAACTTGGGCATTGGCCGCGTTAACGGCGGCTTCCGCCGCTTCGTTCCAAGAATCCGCCAACGAACCGATTGCATCTTTCACTGAATCAATGGCCGTGTTCAATGCGTCTTGTTGCTCCGGGTCAATGCTCAATCCAAACAATTCATAAAGATTGTTATAACCCAGTCGGGCCGTTTCTTTCTCAATCCCGGCGATGGTCTTTTTGACGGCGTTAATTTCATCTTCCGTCATTTTCTCCGTGGCCGTTTCATTCAGTTTGAGGATTGCCAACAAACGGGCCTTTTCTTGTTGCAGTTTGAATATTGTTTTCTGCCGTTCGTTCCGGTCCAACAAATCGAATTCCGCTTGCGCCAAGTCTTGCGCGGCTTTCAAGTCACGTTCCGCCAACTTATTGTTGAAATCGGCGGATTCCTTCAAACGCATAGCGTCATATTTCGCATTGATGGCGGATTCCGCTTGTCTTACCTTTTCGTCCTTCTGTTTGTTTTGCTCAATCTCAATTTCGCGTTGTTTTTCGATGTTCGCCAACCGCAATTGCAACATTTCTTCCGTCCCGTCTTTCGTTATGGCAATCTGCAATTGAATTGCTTGTTGTTCCGCTTGCAGTCTTTGGACGTTCAATTTGGAAACCTCGTTGTTGAACGTCTTGACTGCATCCAACTTTTGTTTATCATATTTGGCGTTAATGGCGGCTTCGTCTTGCCGTTCGGTTGTGGTCTTTTGCCGGTTCTGTTCCAACTCCAATTGCCGTTGCGCTTCGATTTTGTCTTGGCGCAACTGCAACATCTTTTCCGTCCCGGCTTCCGTAATGGATATTTCCAAGTCAATGGATTCGATAACCGCCCGGCGGTCCGCAATCCGTTGTTTCTTGGCCGCTTCTATGGCCTTTTTCTGTTCAGCGTTCAACTGTTGTTGTCTACGTTCCGCTTCCTCTTGCGCTTGTTGCGCTTGCCGGGCCGCTTCGTCCGCATCATTTTGTATCTGTGTAATGACAATTCCCGCCGCTTGCCGTACCGCCTTTGCATTATCGGCGGTAATTTTCGCCATACGTTGTTTTTGTCCAAATCCCAACCATTTGTTCAACACGCCATCGAAAACGGCATCTTTTCCGGCTTTTTCTGCCGAACTTTCGAATTGTTCAACAAACGCATTGATGTAACTTTGGGCCGCGTCCGCGCCATATTGTTTGTAATATTCTTGAAATGTTTCCGTATATTGTTCCGCCGTTTCGGATATGCGCGTTTCCCGTGGGAACAACAATTCTTGCGTTTTCTGTATTAACTTGGTCAACCAATCAATCGTATCTTTGATTGCGCCGTTTGAATCTTGGAACGCCAATGTTAGGCCTTCCCACGCGGATTTTAACAAAAGTGTCGAACCTTCAACCGTATTCAACCGTTCTTTTTCGATGCGTTCCAATTCGCCGTTCACATCTTCCAATGATGCCCGCAATTCCCGGGCGGATTCCGCGCCGGATATGAAAGCGGAGAACGCCGCGACGCTTCGCCGGTCCGTCAGTTCCAACGCCGTGTTCAAGTCGGTTCCGGCCTTGCGCAACTTAATAAGGCCGTCAATGATTTCGTCGAAATTCTTGGCCGGTCCGCCCATTGCCTTTGCCAACTTCCCGTTAGCGTCGGCCAGTTTCAATATAATGTTTCGTGTTGCCGTGGCCGCGCTTGACGCATCGAATCCGGCATTGGCCAATGAACCCAACAATGCGGTTGTATCTTTCACAGACAAACCGAACGCATTTGCGACCGGGAACACCGTACCGATTGAATTCTGTATGCGCTCAAAAGACAATGCGGAATTATTCGTGGCAACGGCCAACGTTGCCAATACTTCGTCCGTTTCCTTACTGGTTAGATTGAACGCACGTAATGTCGAACCGGCCACGCTTGCCGCATCCGCAAGATTCGCCCCGACCGCCGTTGCGAATTGCAAAATTGGTTTTTGCATTGACATAATGGAACCCTGCCCGAATCCAAGTTTCGCCAACTCTGTTTGCAACTGGACCACTTGCGACGCGGTATATTCAGTTGTCCGCCCCAACATTAAGGCCGAATCGGTTAACGCTTTCATTTCGTCCCGGGTTGTTCCCAATATCGTTGACAAATTGGCGTTGGCTTGTTCGAATTCGCGCATTGTCTTTGCCGAACCGGTCAAGTAACGTACAAATACCATCAATATTCCGACCGTTCCGTTTAATGCCGTCGCAAAACCTTGTACGGCCCTTGCGCCCATTGGCAACCCGGACGTGCTGATGTTATGCAAATTGGACCGCATATTGGTTAAGTTCGTGACAACTTGACCAATCGGCCCGGGCAACGCCTTTAATGCGTTTTGATAGTGTCCCACTTCCAACGTATATTTGCCGGTCGCTTGTTGTAAGCGGGACATTTCCTCATATATCAAACGGGTTTCCGTTTCCAGTTCCTTACCGACCCCGGCGGTTTTCCGTTCTTCCGCCGTCATTTCGTTTAGCCGGATTTTGTTTAACCGATATTGGGCAGAAAGACGCTTGTAGGAACCCTCTTTGGAATTGTTAATTTCGACAATCAATTTGTCAATCCGTTGTTGTTCCTTTACGGCGGTAATCACTTGTTGCCGACGGCGATATGTTTCGCTTTCCGCGTCCGCGCTTTCCTTGTATGCCTTGGTAAGTTTGTCGGACGCGGTTGTTAACAACGTGATTTGTTGCCGTTGTTCTTCCGTGGCCCCGGATAAGTTGGCCATACTTTGCGCCGCTTGTTGGGCCGCGCCTTGTATCTTTGTCTTTGCGGATTCGTATTTGGCAATCAGTTCGTCCAACTGCGCCATCAAATTCTTTATGGAATCATCGGGCGCAATCAAATCCGAATAACGAATGGGGTTCGGGTTATCCATATCAGTTAATTTTTCTAAAAGTCCCGAATTTCGGCTTATCTTTTCCGGGACGATAAATTACTTATCTTTTCCGTTATCGTGTCTTATTTGCCCGTTTTTGGGCCTTTTCCATCTGTTTCGCCCTATCCTTCACGAATTCGAACGCGTTGTAGAACTCCAAAACGGTAAATTTCTTTGGGTTTACGTGCAATTGTTCGGACAATGCCAAACAAAGGTTTTCAAATTGTCTGTCAAACTGGACCTCTGCCCCGTCCGGCCCGACGAATGACTGCGGATTGGAATACGTTATCAACGCCGTGGTTAACTTTTCGATTTCCGGGGTTTCGTCCGGGTTCCTAACTCCGGCAATGATGTTCTGTAAAACCGCCATTGTCCGTTGTTTCAGTAAATCGTAGTATTCTTTTATCTGCGAATCTGCGAACGATGTCGGGAAATATAACCTTAATTCCGCGTCAATTTTTTTTTTGACCGCTTCCAATCGGGCGGTCAGTTCCTTTTCGGGCGCATCCTTCAACAATTCCGTGACACGGGCCAACGCATCGTCGGAAATTTCGGTGCATTCCTTTCCGTCAATCTTCGTGACCAACGCGGCGAACGCCCGATGTTTGGGGTTTATTCCGTTTTGGATGAAAAACACCGTTTGGCGCAAGTTATCCAATTCTTGTTGGGCCTTATCCGCCTTTCCGTCCATAATGAAACGGCGGGCCTTTTCAATCCGTTCGTCAAACGCTTTGATGTCGGCCCCAATGCCCGAATCAATCAGCAACATTTTTTGGTATTTGTGGGAACGTTCAATCGGCAATTCGTCTATTGAATCGTACATTTCCACTTTGTGTTTCCCAATTTCGACCGTTACCATAATTCCCTTGCGATTACTGTTGAACAAACCGGCACGGCCAGTAATACCCATTGGCCAGTTGCCACACACAAAGATAACGAAATAATCACGCCAACCCACCAACTGCAACAGAACTTGCAATTGAACATCTTTTCAAAGAATGCGTTCGGGGCGTGTATCTGCAACCATTCCAACCATTGCCATTTTACGGCAAGGCCCAAAAGGAATGCGGATGTCAATGCGACAACCGCAACCCAACACACGAATTCGATTATTCCACACATAGTTCGTCAAACTCCAAGATTCCATCGAACCGGAAACCGGCGAATGGATGCATCAAAAATTGATTGTCAATTTCGGATAGGGTATAACCCCGGTAAATGTTTTCCGCCCGTTCGTAAACTCTGTTAATGAAGATGCGGCCTTGCGACAATGCCCATCCGGAACGGCCCGACAAAAGACGTAGGATTTCCGCTTTCAAGTATTCCGTGTTCCGGTTGGCCGGTTCGTTATATACCCGGGTCAAGTCAAACCAAACGATAAGGCCGAACGGGGCCTTGATGGACCGCGCCCACGGCCCATTGTCTATGGTCTGCGGGTCCTCAATTTCGAAGAAAGAGAAATTCCCAATCTTCGAATCCGGGGAAACTTCTATGTAATCATTTTCCCCGTGGCCGTTCCATCCGCCACAAAAGACGTTCGGGGTAATTATCTTTTTCCCGTCCATCGCCTTGATAAGACGTTGGGACCGGCCAAAGGCCACATCCAACCAACTTATGTTGTTGGCCAATCCAAGTTGGATTTCGCCAATTATCCGGTCCAACATAACCGGGTTCTGTATAGTCGGGGCGTTGTTAGACATAAAGACGTATTTTTAATTCATTCATCAATTCGGCGTATGCGCCACGTTGTTCAAATATAACGGCCCAGTTGTCCGGCATAAGGCCGAACGTATTGATTCCGTACTTTGCCATAATTCCGGCAGAATAGGGCGTTGTGGGGACGATTCCAACGGTGTCCGCCGCGAATTGTACGCCAAGTTCATCGTGGAATTTCCCGTTTATATAGAGGTTTGGCGCATCCGGGTTTCTGTTCGCCCGATACGGGTAGCGTATTCCGGTCAGTTTCCAAGCGGAATACCGGGCGGCGGAATCCTTCGAATGGAAATATCCGGATGGTTTCAAATCTTCCGAATAGTACGGGCGAATGTCCTTTCCGCTTGCGGTCAGTCCTTGGAACAGTTGCATTTTCTGCAAGTCCAGTATATCGTCCGGATGGCGCACCATTACATTGCGGACCAATTCGCCGGTCTGCAATCCATCGTTCACGCCTTGAACGCGCATCCGCAAGTCATTAAGAATTCCCATTTCCTCGTTTTGGCCTTTATTTTGCGTTTTACGGGCATTTCTCCGTTCGGATAAGTAATTTATCGTCTTTGCGAAGAAATGCCCTTATTCGCCATTTCTCGTTGAATTAACTAAACGGTACGGTATTTAACGCCGTGGTTGTTGCATTTAAGACAAATCCGGTCCAGTCCCCGGGTATCAAATTCCAACGCCTTGTACGCTTGTTTCAGTTCGTACCCCAATCCCGTGGGCCGTCCTTGCGGTGCGCCGTCCAGTTCGTATAAAAGTTCGTCCCGTGTAACATTCACTTGATTGCGGTTAACCCGGACATCCGGATTCATCGCCACGGTGCGCAAGACGTTCGCGGCCACTTGCTTTTGGATTACGGTTGCGAAGATGGACCGTTGGGAAATGATGAAATCGGTAATGTCGCATCCAACCGATATTTCTGCGTTCATTCCGTAGTTCATCGTATTGGTATAACCGATTTGGGCAATATCGAACATTTCCGGGTATTCCTCAAAGTCCAACGGGGCGCGGATGCCGAACGGGGAAACTTGCAAATACTTCGTCATTTGCCGCCACGATTCGATGGAGCCGCCCAAACACGTTTGGCACGGTTCAACGGACCAGTCTTTCGACACGTTCAATGCCCGCATCCCGGCGGGCAATTCGTTTTGGTTGTAGCAAAGGAACCACGCGCCGCCCGCATCGTTCCCGTCCCCGGCGGCTCCCGGGATATACGGAAGATATAACGGTTCGGCAAGATTGAACCATTGGAATCCGCCGTTGCTATTCGTGAATTCCAAATCAATCGTGCGCATCGGGGCGATTTGGGACGAATGGAACAGATACAGACGTACCCGCCCGGTCGCACCGGTCATTTGCAAACCAATCCGTTCAATCTTCGTTGTCACTCCCATCGCCCGAACCGGCACGATTTCGAACCCGACAATCTTTCCGGTCGGGTCAATCGTAGCGGCAAGACGCGCGGCCCCGTCAAAGAACGTGCGACGTTCCAACAGATTCCGCGTTTCTTGTTGCAATTGCTTTTCTTGGATGAATTGCTGAACCGCCGTGTTGATTCCGTTAATGGTCAGTTGGCGCACGAAATCGGAAACCATATTGAATTGCGCCCAATCGGGATTGTTCAAGGCCGGTTCGGAACCGGTATTGGCGGCATTGGCCATCCATACGATTCCAGCGTTCCTTACCTTGGCCCCAACTGGATAAGTGACGTTGTTAACCCAATCCGGATAGTTATACAAATAATCGTCCGGCATAATCGCCCGGATATTGGCCAACGTGCAAAGCGGGTGCGCCCCTTGGAATGTAAGGCCACTTTCCGATTCGCACAAATCGGAATCAATTTGGTTCTGTGGGTTGTAATCTTGTTGCCAACCGACAACGTGCGACAACGCTTTTTGGATTTCTTGTAATCGTATCATATCCGGGGTGTTCTAAATTTGAAAGCGGGGACGGGGTTTTGTATTCCCGTCCCCGCAAATCAGTTTGGTTTAGGTGTCCCGTTAGGAAATGGCCTTGGTGTTCACGGGGTTGTCCTCTCCGTTCACGACCTCAACGGGCGTGGCGAACGGGTTGGCGGTTCCCGGCGCGGCCAGTTCGACCTTCACGATGGGATTGGCAACCGTGGACGGGTCGGAGTTGTACGCAACGAGGAAAGCAACGTCCACGCTGAACCCGAAATATTCCTTTACATTGCACACCATATCGGCGGACGCGGCCCCGGCGATGCCGGACGTGTCACCAACGGACGTGTAATAATGGGAACCCACGGGCAGGTCAATGAACGGCAGACGCACAACATCCCATTCGTGGAAATTGGCACGGGTACGGGCCAACGCTTCGCGGTCAACACGGGTAAGAACACCCACGTTGCCGTCGGCCACGATGTAACCGGTCGCAAAAATTCCTTGTTCGTTGGCGATGTTGTTGGTGTAATGGAACACCTTGTTGTCGTATTCCAACCGCTTGTTGACATCGTTGTAAATGTCGTGTTCCGCCATCTTGCGAACAAGAGAATCGAAACCGGCACCGCCAATGACGTGCAACATTTCCGGGTACGCGTTCGCCCTCATAATCGCGTTCATATCCGCAAGGAATTCCATTCGGGCGTTCCACGGAATTTGGACGGAGTTGGACGTGACCGTGTAATACAGTTGGTCCTTGAACACTTGGGTCTTGTTCGCTTCAAGGGCGGAAATTGCCAACACATCCATTGCGGTTGCAAGGGCGCGGCAAATCTTTTCCATCTTGCGGGCAAAATCGTGTTCATAGGAAATCTCGTTGTTCCGGTACAACTGCGGAACCATCGTGAAACCGACGGCCAAAGTGACCCAGTTAACGGTGTAGAGTGCGGACGTATTTTCATCGTCGGCAATGACGCACGAACGGACGTTAGAAACGGTCACATCGCCGTCATAGTTGATAACCGGAATCTGTACGGTGTTGCCAATGCTTTCAAAAGCACGGTCGCGCAAATTCGGGTTAATGATGGAATTGGCGGCGTTGGTTTGCTCAATGAAGAAATCCAACGCACCGTATTCCAACGGGCGGGCCATATTCCGGTCAAACTCCGGATTTTCCACGCGCCAATTCTGCAATCGGGTTGCAATAAGTGACATAATGCAAAAAATTTTAGATTGTTAATGTATGCCGGATTGACCCTTTACCCGGTTGGATTACTTGTTCAATGGACGGGCAACGTCTTGATGAAATCTTTGTTGTCCTTCCACGCTTGCGCCATTGCGTCCGCAAATTCCTTGGAACCGTTGATTTTCCCTTGTGCCATCAATTGTTTCGCAAGGATTTCGTGCGCTTCCTCTTGGGTTCTTGCGCCCGAAAGGTCCGCAATTTCGCCCGAACCATTTCCGCCTTGACCGCCTTGGGACCCGGCCCCGGTCTGTTTGCGCCCGGTTTCCAACACACCCATCGTCGAAAGTTCCAACGCAACCAGTTCGGATGCCGTGAACGGATTCAAGTTGTTGTTAGGATTGCGACGCGGTGCGCCGTTCTCCATAAATGCCAACACTTTACCGCCCTTGCCATCGTCAATGAATTCCGGGTTCATCGCCTTAACCTTGGCAATCGCTTGTTCGGTAAGGACGGAAACCACGGATGCGGGGATTTCTTGTTTGAATTTCAGTCCGGCGGTTGCCTTGGCAAATTCGCCGTCAATCTTGATTCCGAAAAGGGCCTTTTCGTGTTCGGATTGGGCCGCATTGTACTTGTTTTGCAGTTCTGCGTAATCACGCGTAACGTTCGACAAGTCCGCTTGCGCTTTCTCCAACGCACGTTTTGTTTCAGCATCCGCGCCGCCCTTTGCGATAACACCTTCCAAACGGGCCTTTTCCTTGGTCAATTCGGAAATTTGGTTTTGCAATTCGGTGGCGTTTCCCGCTTGGGCCTTAATTTCGCCAATTACCCGTTTGGCGTAATCATAGGTTTTTTCGGTCCCGTTCTTGGCGATGCCGGATGCGCTCAAAATGTCCGCATCCAAACCGCCATAGATTTCCCCGGTCTTTTGGCCGATTACCGCCGTTTCGTCATTGCGTGACATTTCGACGATTGCGGCCTTTTGTTCGTCAGTCAATCCAGACAATGCGGCATTGGCGTTCAACAGTTCATTTGTTAGTGCCATAATTCTTACCCTTTGAATTTTTGGTTAATGTCTTACCAGTAATCGCCCAACGGGGCGGCTACGCTTCGATGGTTTCTTCTGCCGTGATGTTCGACAAAGAGGAACCGCCGAACGTGAACGTGTACGTGCGTGTCGTGCCAACGTCCGCAAAGGACGCGGCAATACACTTGGAAACACCGGCGGTGGAACGTTGGACCACATCAAGGATGGTTCCGGCCTTGAAACATTCGACCAGTTTGGCCTTCTGTGCGTCCGTCAGCGTACCCAACGCGGAAACTTCCAAATACAAGTTGTCTTGTTGTGCGATTTGTGACATAGTACGTTGTGTTAATTGGTTTAATCGGTTTCTTTCTTGGCGCGGCCCGGCTTCTTGGCCGTTTCTTGTTCGGCGGCTTCGCGCTTGGCAAGTTCCTTGGCAACAACGGCGGCTACGGCGGCATCGAATTTCTCTTTTTCCGCCTTGGCCTTTTCTTCAGCGTCCGCCTTGGCCTTTGCGTCTGCCTTGGCCCTCTGTTCGCGCATCCAGTCGTTCGGGTCGTGCAAAATGGTTATCTTATAACCTTGTTTTCGCAAACTGTCCGCAACGGATGTTTCGAACATCTTCTTTCCGAACTTTTGCACCCGGGGTTTGGAAAGTTTTACGCCGGTCTTTTGGTCATATAGTTCGACCTCAATAATGGCGTGGTATGCCCTTTCTTCGCCCTTGGGAACAATGTAGTTTTCCGGTGTCAGTTTTTCAATTGGCGTGTCGCGCCCGTCTTTCGTAATCATCGTTCACACGGTTTAATTGGTTATACTTGGGCCGGGGCCGGGGTCTGTTCGTCAGCATACCGGCGGAATTCGGCCATAATTGTTTCAATCTTTTTCCGGTAATCAATTTCCGAACCGAAATCCAAAATGTTCGTGTTCTCCCGCTCAAATCTGCGTACAAAATTAGGGAAATTCAATTTTATACGCAAATCCGTTTCGGAAACAAGGTTTTTGGAAAACAAGTCGGAAACCTCTTGCCGGGAAAGATGGCGGAACGGTTCCAGTTCGGCCAATATTAGCATACGGCGTAATTGCACCGGGTCGTTTCTGTATTCCGTCTGCAAGATTTGGTTTTGCATCATATCCAATTCGGATTCCGATGCGCCCGATTCTTGCGCGGCCTTGTAACGCTTGCGCAATTCGTCGGCGGAATAAAGGTAAAATTCCGTCCCGTAGTTGATTGTGGCGGAAATGAAACGCCGTCCGTAGCGCAACCGGCAAATGGTTTCGTCCACCCATTGTTGGGCGGATTCGAACCCCTTCTTAACCCGGTTCAATACGGTTGTAACGCTTTCGAAATTCGCTTGTACTTGTTGCTCATTGAACGCATCCCGGTTCGTCACGATTTCATCTTGGCCAACAACCGCCGTAATGATTTCTTCGCGCAACCGCTTTTGTTCCGACACTTGATATTCAAGCGCGTTTTTATCCACGGTCAGCATTTGAACGGGGTTCCGCAAATCGGGTTGGTTTTCCGCTTCGTTAGGAACCGGGATTTCTACGAACGAACCGGCCCCGATAATGCGCTTATTACCGCATTTCGGGCAACGCAACAGTAAACCCGCCGCGTCCAGCCGGTAACGGTCTTGTTTGTCACGCAAGAAGCCGCCATCGCAATAATCGCCGTTTTCAGCGTTAGAGAAATCACAACTTTGTTCGTAGCCGGATAGGATGGGATATGAACCCATAAGGTCCAACTGGCGTTTCGAAATGTGGAAGAATTCGAACCAGTCCAAACTTTCCAATTCCGCCGACAACGGGGACGCTTTCACATCCGGTTCGTCCAACGAAATCGGTTCGTTCCAAAAGAATCTTGCGGGCGTATATCCCAAATCGTGACGCGCTTCGATTTTCGGCATACCGTCAATTTGGCCGGTGTGCTTCGTATCATCCCAAACGCGGAACGTTTCATTATCCAACACCAAGATTTCATCTTTCCGACGGAAAACGATAAAGTCCATTTGCCCGGTTGTCGGGTCGGCCTTGTACGTAATCACATCGTCAATGGGCAACCAATAAAAATACGGCTCCGGCAATTCGGTTTTCTGTTCCCGGGGTACGTCAACGATAAGAACGGAATTGATTTCGCTTTTGAAAAACTCCCATCCTTTCGTTGCCCATACGTCCGGTTCGTTCAACTTTTCTTGTCGGTATTGCTCCCAATCGTCGCGTTGTGCTGAATTTGCGAATTGATAATTAAACGCCGGGTTGCGACCGTCGAATATGCGGCTTAACTTGTCAAAGCATATATCCGTTATCTCATTCGTTTTGATGGGATAACGGAACAACGCCTTGAACAGAACAAATTTATCGTGCGGCAAGATATTTTCCGCAAACGCAAGGAATTGCGTTAGCGGAATGGAAATGTATGGCGAATTAAAAGACGTTACCCGTTTAACCGTGTGGAACTTGATACGCATTTGATGCAGTTTCGCACGAGAAAGAACGGCGGAACGCTTATTTTCCGCTATTTCCTTTTTTATCTTTCCGACATCGTAACCCATAATCGTTTGAAAATTCGAATTTCGATTCTTCCGGCAAATGCCAACCGCCGTTGTTCGGCATCCGCAACAGTCTTTCAGCGTGGGAAAATTCAAATTCCCGGGTAACGCCGTTTGCCACTAACGTTACCGTTGTGGTTTTGGCGTTCATATTACTGGGACGGAGCCGCCGGAATAAGGTCGGTCAGCGGGTTAAAGTCGGTCGGGGTAACAATGGCCAAATCGTCCGAATAGTTATCCGGATATTGCCAAGAAATCGCGTTGGAATCCTTCGCATCGAAATTGCCGTGAATCAGCGAACCGATGAAAAGGCCACGAATCGGAATCGGGTAGTACGTGGTTGCGGTGGTTTGGTCCTGCAACGCTTGGATTTTACCGTTTTCATCGAACAAGTAAACGCCAAGATTACCGGCTTGCGCTTCGCACATTAGTTCCTTCATTTTCTTAATGACAGACTGGGGAACGGAACGCAAGGAACCATCGAATTGAACGGGGTTGCCGCCCAACACTTGCGCGATGCCGCCCAAATCGTCATTACCGCCGGATGTCATACGGGCATCGCCGCCGGAATCTGCGGGCGCGTTGATATACGGGGACACGACGATTTTGGAACCGTCCGCCGCCGCCAGTAATGCGGTCCACGACGCTTTCAAACCGATTGCGGCGGTTGCCGTGAAACTGTTGCGTGTTCCGTCCGCCTTGTTCAAGCGTTGGAACGCGACCTTTTGAATTTGGCCAAAGTTTTCCGGGCAAGTAACGGCGGGGATGGTCGTTAATGCGGAGTTGGCCGGGCATTGACAAAGAAGTGACATAATGCAAAATGTTTAATTGTTTATGGTTGCACGGTTTACCCTTGACCGCTTTCGATGCAAAAATAGTTATTTTTTTCAAAAATCGCCTTAAATCGAATTTCTTTTACAAAATGTGTAATTCCTTGGATTTTCAACAAAAGTCGCTGAAATGGCCTAAAATCGGCCTTAATGGACGCGGACCCCACGGGTTCCGGCTCCGTAGGGTTTAACGTTGCCATCCGCAATTTCCTTTTCATAAATTCCGGTCAGTCCATCCGCATCGTCATCGTGGGCGTTCGCATCAAACTTGCGCAAGAACGCCGTAATATGACTATGGAATTTCGGATAACGGGTTTCCCATCCGAACGGCATAATTATATGCTGATTGACAAACGGGGCGTTCGTAACAATCCGGGATTCCTTATTTTGCCCTTGATAGAACGGGACCGTAATGGCGCGGACCTTCTTTTTCACATTCTTTTCAAACTGGGAACCGCCGTTATTAGATTCAATCCACGCCTTTTGCACACCGTTCGCATTGATTAGCCGGGGAACGGTAACGGTTGTTACGTCCGTTGATTCGTCCGTATATTCAATGTCGGTAATCAGCGCAAACAATAACGGTTCGAACCGCTTGTTATGCTCATTCCAAATTTGGTTTTCGGATTTGTAGATGTCATACGATGCCGCAAAACAAAAATCGTCCCCTTCATCCGCTACATCCACATAGCAACCCGAACGGATGTATTGGCCCCAATCCGCCTTTTCTACCCACGTCTTGAACGGTTGGTACAATTTTCCTTCCGCATTGCCCGGGTCCCCTTGATACAGACATTGGAAACCAACCGGGTCCAACTGTTTCAACGCCAACAGACGTTCTAATGAATGCCGTTTTTCCCATAAGGGTTGGCCCGGTTCCCGGTTGTCTATTTCCGTGGGCGGCCCCGTCTTGATTGCTTCGAAATTGACCAATACCCACGTATCGTTGGGGACATTTTCAAGGTCGGCCCAAGATTCAACGGTAATTACCTTTTCCGATTCAATGATTTTTCCAATAATATCGTCCGGATGCCATCGCGTGAACACAATTAATTGTTGCGAATCATTGTGTAAACGGGTCCGGGCAACTTTCGTGTACCAGTCCCACGCGGTCGCGCGTATCTGTGGAGAATTCGCCTCTTGGGAATCTTTATATAAATCGTCGAAAATCATTACATCAACGGTTTTCGATGTCAGCGAACCGCCACGGCCAACCACGCGCAATGAACCAGTATGGTTTACGATTTCGAACACGTCCGAATTACGCAAATAGTTGTTCGCAACAGTAACAACGTTGGACCCGTTCAATACGGTTTCCGGAAATATGTTGCGGTATTCGTCGCAATCAATCAGTCTTTGAACATCCCGGTTAAAGTCCTTTGCGATTGTGGCCGCATACGAACAAATGGCAATCTTTATGTCCGGGTACAATCCCAACATTTGAGCCGGTAAGAAACGCGACGAACCTTGCGATTTACCGTGTTGGGGCGGTGCTTGGATAATTAGGTTTTTAATCTGTCTTTTGGCGAACCGGTCCAACACCTCATAATATGCACGATGGAACGGCGTTGGTTGGAAGGACGCTTGCATATACTGGGCAAACCAAATCAGTTTGCGCCGTGCGCCCTCTTGTAAAAACAATTCCGGGTGTTCGGTCAACATCCGGGTTATTTGCATCGTGTCAACGTCCATTCTATTTCCATTTCTTTTTGCAATATATCTTCATTCTTTTTGCAAAAATCCTTATATGCTTCTTCCGCTTCTTGTTTTGTTTCATACCATTGTTTTGCCCCGTGGAACGTCCATAAACAACATAACGGGTTCATCGGGTCCGCATCACAATATATTTCATTTTCCATAATCTCAATTATTTAACGCCGCTTGTATTAAATGTGTTCTCTATTGTTTTAGTCGGGGATTCAAACAATTTCCGCAATTCATAAAACCGCGCACAAATCGCCCGTTCTTCACTAAAAAACACAAGCGGGCATTTAATCCAAAAGAACAGAATCTTAACACGTATTTCCCACCAGTTCCCGCAATATGGATGATAGCAACGAATAATTCTTGTTTTCATACTTATTCAATTAGGGCCGATTCTGTTTGCGTTTGTTTGCGTTTGTTTGCGTTTGTTTGCAAAAAAAGGCCAACCGGGTAACGGGCCGGATTCGTCCCCGGCGGGCCTTGCGATTTGAGCGGAAAGAAGAATTGCTATTCGGTTCGGTTTTTCCGGCCATTATTTTCCGTTGATGGCATCAATAACTTGTGCCAAAAGAGAATCCGGGACGTTTGACAAGGTTATTCCCGGCTTTGATTCTGTTTCAATCTTGCCGGTAAGTTCTTGGATGTGTTTGTTCGAATATTCATCCGGGGCGCGGTTGCACAATGCAAAGATTATCGCGGTCGGATTCGGGGCGGCTTTCTTATGAACCACCTTGGTTTTCGTGACAACCATTTTGCCATTCTTATCCAATGCGGATTCCGTTGTAGTTTCGTCCCATTCGTACCCACACACCAGTTCCAACAACGAACGTTTGCAACTTACGACCAGTTGCGAATCGTACCAGTCTTGATATTGGGATTCAGCAATTTTAACCCGGTCTTGAAAGTCTTTGTCATTCGCAAGATGGTTATAGAACGCCGCCTTTGACACACGGGCCATCGTGAAAGCGTCCTTGTAACTCTTGCCGTCTGCGATGGCCTTGCACATAATGTCCACTTTGGTTTCAGTCCATTGTGGTTTGCGTCCCTTTCTCTTTGGTTCGGTTGTGTTAGCCATAATTTGTTGGTTTTTGCAAAGATAATGAAAAATTCGATATATGGTATAACCGGGCGTTAATTCGTCCGGTCATAACCTCTTTTGTCACACAGTACGTACTTTGCGCATTTATCCGTGGGCCATACGATGTTCCGGGATTTTTCACACATCCCGGGTCCGTCCATATAGTGTTCCGCAAGGAAGAATTTGCAGGTGTCGCACGTTTTTGGTCTTGCCATAACTTTTTTGATTTATTCTTGTACTTTGTTCTCTCTGTGCATTGTGTAAAGAACAAGACAGATTGCGCCGCCAAGAAACCCACACACCAAACCAACCACGGCGGCAATAATGATTGTTAAGATTGTTTTCATTTTCTTTCGTATTTTGATGTTTTTTGTCCCACTATATTATACCCTCTTTGCGTATAACTTGCCAAATCATATTTATTCCAAATTTCATAATGCCACCATTGTTTATGGATGCCGAAATATTTGACAACATAAAAGGTTTGTGCGTTATCCACAAAAGAAAGCACGATATGATATTTGTATTTTTTCATTTCGGTTTCTTTAATGATTCTAACCTATTGCGCAACCGGTCCATTTTCCGGGCGCGTTCCATTTCAACGATTTTACTGGTTCCGCCGAAAATGATTTCCAATTGAGCGCACATAATTTGAACGTCGGCAATTTCCGTTATAACCTCATTGATTCCGATACGTCCGCGTCTGTGCTTCATTATCGCATCAATCAGTTCGGCACATTCTTCGACGGCCATATTCAGTTGCGACACAACCCCGAATTCATTGACGGCGGTTTCCAAAATCGCATTATCCAGTTCTACCTTCATTTCGGTTCGAATTCCTTTTCAAATGTTTCTTTATCAACAACGTTAAATAATCCGTCCTTCTTATGGACGATGTAAGAGAATTCCGGGGCGTGGGCATATACGGAACCGCAAGCGTTCCGGAAATGGAATACCGCCTTTCCGCCGGGTTTTTTTTCGATTTCCATTTCCCCGTTTCCTACGAATTGCAACAACTGGCCGATATTGTCCCGTTTCACTTGGACGGCCCGAATCGTTTCCAATTGTCTGCAATACAAGTCCCCGACCGCAATACGCGGCTTTGCGTCCCGGTCAAGATGCAGAACGTTCGGGTATTTGTCAACGGAAAAAAAGACATACGCGACAAAATATTTATCGTCCGGATTGTCCGTAATCTTATCCAGTCTGTTACCGACACGTCCCGCCACGGCATCCATCAATGCGTTAACGAAATCCGGGTCCGGATTATCCGAATAGTCCGCAACGATGAAATACTGTTCATCGCCCCCGTTCCGGGGTTCGCACGGTTTCCCGGTCAGCGATTCGACCATAACGCAAAGTTCGCTATCGAACGGCGTTAATTTGCTTTTCCACCAATTTTCCATCATTCACTTTTTTTGATTCTCTTTTGTACGTTCTGCCAACCGTCCGCGCCCATTGCCATTTCTTGCGGATAAATGGTAATATCGCCTTTTGGAACGATAAGGTTATAAACACCCAATTGGCCTTTGATTGGCATTTCCACGACCCGGCGCGGGTTCCGCATCATCCATCCGAATCCGGTCTTTGGACGTGCTTCTGCCGGTATGCAAGTTTCCTTCCAATCTTGTTCCGTGAATTCTTCAACGGGTTTCACGTCATACAATTCGACGAAACCGCAAGTAACACCGGAAGAATGAACGATTGAAAATGGTTTCGCGCTTGAACATATCAGTATATCGCCCCGATAGTTCGTGTTCCGGGTCCGTACCTCAATGGTTTTTTCGGCAATATAGTTCCCGGATTCATCCCGGGCAACAACGCGCGTCAACAAATCCGCATACGGTTGTTTAACCGATAGGGCCTTGTAAACGTCGTGTTGCTCCGGGTTGTAGTCCTTTCTTTCGATTTGCATATTGGTTGCTTTTAGATTCCGGCGGGCAAATCTTCTTCCGTCTTTCCGGGGAAAATCTGCGACGATTGCGCGGGCGTGTATTCGGGTTGCGGGGCCGGGGCCGTTTCGGGTTTCTTGCCGCCCAAAAGTTCCAGTTCTTCCACAACTATTTCCGTGACGTATCGCGTCTGTCCGGCATTGTCTTGATAACTGCGCGTTTGGATTTTCCCCACAATCAAAAGCGGGGTTCCCTTTTTCACGAATTGTTCACAGACCCCGGCAAGGCCGGTCCGCTTTACAACGATGTTGTGCCAATCCGTCACGTCCGGGATTTCCCGCCCGTCTTGGGTCTTGTAACCTCTTTCCGTGGTTGCCATCGTGAATTGCGCGACCTTTCCGCCGTCTTGGAACGTGGTTATTTTGGGGTCTTGACCGCAATTTCCTTTCAAAAAAACTTTATTCATAATTTTTGTATTCCTTTTTCAACTGTTCGATTATTAACTGGTTTTCCCGGTATATCCGCATCGTTTCCCGTTTCCCGTTCTCCCACTTGTTATGCATTTCAAAACATAGGATGTTAACGTTCCTTGGGTCGTGCGCCATTTCCGGATGCGCCCCCCGGGTCAAGATGTGCGAAACATACGTTGCCGAATACTGGCGCAACGGGCGCATCGTTTCCGCGCATATATGGGGTAGGTGGTCCCAACACCAACGATAAAACCTTTCGTTTTCCGCCGGGGTGTGTCCGTCCCCGAACAACTCCCGTTGGATGGAAACCCGCAAACGTATTTCCATACGGAAACGTCCGTCAATCAACGGTTCGAATCCGCGCGTCTTGCAATAGTCATACTGCTCGCGGGTATCTATCCAAATCGGTTCCATTATTCGCCGAACACGGACATTTCCGCCGTCTTGTTCTCAAACAAATATTCGTGTGCTTCATCCACGATTTTGTCCGCAAAGACGGTCAACTTGGCCGCAACTTCGCTTTCACTTGTCTTGTACTTGATGCGCGGGGTCTTGAACACCACGCGTCCGAATTTTGTTTGGCGTTCTCCGAAAATGGAAATCCCGATGTTCTCGTTCTTCCCGGCGAACGCAATGCCGGTCGGGGTAATCGTGGAATTCCCCAGTTCGATTGCGCTAATATCGTCGGTTGTCCCGATGATGTTGGCCAAGATGTCGCGCAAATCCTTTTCGAAAAGGCCGGTCAAATCCGGATGGATAGGCCGGGAAACCTTTACGTGGAATTCGTTTTCAGTTACCGTGCCATCATCGTCGGTTTCGGAAAGTTTATATTTGCAATCTGCGCCAAACAATCCGATTTTGAACATTTTTAGTTCGAATGTCTTTTCCATATCGCTTTGGTTTTTATTGTTTTTCCGGTTCCGCCGGAACGGGTGTCAGTTGCTGAACGCCAAGTTCCACCAGTTGTTTCAAGTCCTCTACGATGGCGATTTCCGCCGGTTTCGCCTTGTCGTTGCGTTGGTGTGTTAGCCAGTTATCCATATACGCAAGATAGAAAGATGGCGTATTGTGGAATGTTAATGTCTTTGCCATAATATCGTGGTTTTAATCGCCTTTACAAGCGGGGCCGCATCCGGGAACGCGCGACGCATCCGCCGGAATTAATGTAAAAAATGTTACGTCGGTTTTGCAACTCTTTTCGTAATCGTCAACGTGTATTGAAACATCAATACGTTTTGCGCCCAACAAATTGCGCAATACCGAAACCGCGTCAATTACGCGTTTCTCAAATTCTTTAACATTTTCATCCATCGTTAAAAATCGTTTTGTTCCAACAGTTCGTTAACCGCGCTTATTTCTGCCGAATTTTCGATTTGCGGGCATTTCTCTTGTTGGATGGGTAATTTATCATTTTCGGAAATTGGAGTGAAATTTGGGCAGTTTACGGCGTTTTCGAATCGTTGGCAAGTAACGGGCGTTGTTTTTTCCGGCTCCTTGGCCGGTTCCGTCTGTTCTTCCGGGTATTCCTTAACTTTCAGTTCGACCAACCCGTTTTCCAAGAGGACCGGCAGACAACGTGCAACCGCATTTACATCTTCCAACGCATCGTGGGCCGGGAAAGATTCGCCCGGGAAACAACGCGCATACAGTTCGGACAGATTCGGGAACTTAATGTGTCCGTTTGCCATCCGCGCATCCACCCATTTAATCGTCGGGCGCATCGTGTCAATACGTTTGCCCTTATACAAGGCCGATTCGACATTGTTGGCATCGTAATATTCCCATCCCAGTTCACGCAAGATGTTCGCTTTGATAATGGACGTGTCGAAATGGATGTTGTGGCCACACAACAAACCGGCCTTTTCAGCAAACGCAATGAATCTGTCAATGACAAACACGAACGATTCCCCGTGTTCCATCGCGTATTCCGTGGTAATGCCGTGGACCTCTACGGTTTCCGCCGGGATTTCCCACCCGTCCGGGCGGATGATGTGGGATTCCGCCTTTTCCCCGATTTTCCACGCCAATTGAACAACGTGTGGATAATCGTTGAAATCCTCGTTCCACTTCGCTTTTCTGTCCGGTACGCCGGTGGTTTCTGTATCGAAAAATAAAACGTCTTTCAGTTCCATAGCCATCGTTATTTGGTGTCAAGAATCACGGCATCGCCGTTTGGTTTGATTCCTTGGAAAGTTCCGAATCGCATTTGTTTCCATTCGCGCAAAGCGTCGGCCAGTTTGTGAACGGTAAAAGACCATCCATTTCCAATAATCTTGAATTCATTGAATTCGTTTTCGTTAATCTTTCGCATATCAAATTGTCTTTGGGTCCTCAATGTAAACAAATAGGTTTTCGGCGGCAAACTGTTTGAGCCATTCCAAGAATAGGGAAAAATCGCTTTGGTTCATTTCCCGCGCTTCCATCAAATCGCCCCATCCGGACGTGCAATGTACGCATTGTTCACGTAGCCATATATCCGTTTGGCGTTCTGTCTTTCTTTCTCCAACATCCAACAACGCCGTTTGGATTGCCGGGACGATGTAATTGTAATAGTACGCTAATTGCGCTTCCGATGTTCCGGGTTCTGCGGCTTCGAATTGAACAACCACCCGTTGCCCTTTGTTGGCGGCAAAGAAAGCGTTCAATCTATCCATAGGCATCCGCAATTTCCCGTCGGTTCCTATGATTCCGGATTCACTAATTTTTGCCATCTTCGAACCAATAAACTTTGTATCGAATCCCATCCGGGGTAACGCGCCATTCGTCTTTCATCACGTACCCGGTAATCTTGCCGTCACGGATTTTTTGGCGGATGATACAGAAACACGTATGCATTTCCGAAACGCGGAATTCCCGGCTATTATAAACCGACAATAACCGGCCACCCTTCAACGCTTCGATGATGTTGCGGATGTAAGAATTCCTTTTGTATTCTTGTGTTTTAGTGTTCATAATTGATTAGTTTTCGTTTGTCTTTGGAATCAGTTCTTTTTCCAGTTCCGGGAATTCTTCAATGACATACTGGATAACGGTCAAGTTGTACGCTTGGAAACCCAATTGTGCAATGTATTCCCGTTCGGATGCGGTACGTGTGGAAACCCCGTTGATGATGGACGCGAAAGCGTTTGCGAATTCGTCAACGGACAAATCCATTAACCGGTCAATGATATGCGCGGGCAATTTAAACCCTTTCGCCCCGCCCATCTTGCGCATCGCTTCATAGGATGCGCGGATTTGTTTGCGGTCCTCTCTTTGCGCAATCATATACGCGCCAAGGTTATTCCGGAATCTGTCGGTTGCGATTAGGTCCGCCACGGACATTCCGTTCAATGCTTTGCAAGCGTTAATCTTTTTTTGTGTTTCCGGTTTCATTGGATTGTTCTTGTTTCTTTTGCTCAATCGCTTTGTCAATCGCTTTTTTCGTGTCACGGATTCCGTCGGCGTAACCTTGCCAATATGCCGCGACGCATACGATTACGAAAATGGCTATGGAAATCAATGTTTTCATTTCTCGGTGTATTCTTCGACCAACATTTCATTTTGGCCGCGTTGTACTTGTTCGATGAATCCTTGGAACCCGTTACGGCGGGCGATGTCAATGATGGTTTCTAACCTCTTTTGACCCAAGGATTCGCCACGGCCAATGCGGAACACCTTGACGGTCGGGTTGGACGCAATGACCAGTTTGGCCGCGATTTCCATTGTCTGCGAATCGGAAACTTTACCGGGGACGAACGGAACGCCGTTCAACTCCAAACCTTCGTCCGTAAAGGACAATCCGGCAATCGGCAAGTCGGCATCCGCAATCAGCGTGGCGCGTTCCTTGGCCAGTCTGTCAATATCCGCGTCCATCTGTTCGGCCTTGGCCTTGACCGCTTCGTACTGGAATTTCTTTTCCTTGTACTGGCAAACGAGGTTAAAACGCTTGTTGTGCGCGTCCGCGTTCTCCAACAGTTCGGCAACGTTGGATTTCTCCGGGTTGTTCGATTCGTAGGTTTCCAACCACTTTTCCGCGTTGGCCTTCCGGCTTTCAAAATCTTCCTTTTCCGCCTTGATAGTGTTAATGTTGGCCGTGTACGTGGCAAGAATCTTTTCTTCCGCTTCCTTCTGTTCGGCAACGGCCTTTTCGTACAGAATACGGGCGGATTCCACGCGTTGCGCATAGACGGCCCGGGTTTCGTCCGCCTTGGCCTTTTCCGCTTCAAGACGGGCAGGAATTTCGGCCAACTGTTGTTTCCTCTGTTCCAATGCCGCCCGGACGGTCTTGGCCTTTTCGATTAACTTGGCGTTGTTCTGTTGCCGTTCCATAAGTTCGGTAACATCCACGGGCGCGGCATATTTTTCGACATCGCCCGGGGCCAACTGGTTTTGGATGGATTCGAAAAGGGTGGCGAACGTCTTGACATCCCGGTTAACACCGGTCCGTTCCGATTTCAGCGCGGCCACGTTTTCGTCAATCTCCGTAATCCGGTTGCGGACCGGTTCGGGCAAAAGGGCCTTTACAACGGCAATCTGTTTGCGCCGTCCCTCTGCCGTTTCCGACCAACGGGAGAATTCCACCGCGTCGAAATCTTGATAGCCAAAGATTCGTTGCAACATTGAAACGTTATTCGTGGCCATCCCGGTCGTTTTCTGTTTGATGGTCAGCGTCCCGCGCGGGTTGTTCTCCGTAAAGGACAGTTGCACATCGTATTCTTCGCCATCGTCCCCGACAACCATTTTGGCGAAACCCTTTGATGCTCCATTGCGTAATACATCGTCACGTTGGCCGGTCAGCAATGCGCCGATTGCTTTTAACAACGTGGATTTGCCTAATTCGTTGTCCCCGGTAATCAAATAGACCGTTCCGTTGAATTCGGCTTCGAATTTCTCAATCACTTGGAAATTCAACAGTTCCAATTTCTTGATATACATAACGTATCGCCTTTTTATTGTTTAACAAAATCCGGGAATCCGCCCGGTCGGTTTTGTGGCCCTTGCCGGAATCGAACCGGCACACCGTTAAGGTACAAAATTTTGAGTTTTGCGTGTCTGCCTATTCCACCAAAGGGCCATTATTTTTTACTATTCTTTCCGGCGTATGTTTCCGTTTGTGCGTGGCAATTCGGACAAAGGATTTGCAAGTTTTCCAAACGGTTATCCGTGTTTATCCCGTTAATGTGGTGGACCTGTAACGGAATCGGTTTACCGTTCCATTCAGTATTACCGCAAATTTCGCATTTCCTTTCCTTATACCCGCCAATAAACAACCGATTTCGTAAATTGTTCGAACACTTATACGGCGAATCTTTCGTAAACACGACCGAATCCGGGATGCGTGGCAAACAACCGCCCTTTTTACCTTTGTTCCAAACGCTTCCGGTAAAATGGGAAATATCAATACCCAATTCCGCAATCTTCGCGTGGATAATCTTATACGAACCGCCAAATTGCGACCGTCCAAGACGTCGGCACATTTCCGCAATACTCTTGGATTGCTTCGCGGCTTCTATAAATTCCGCATCGGTATTTTTGTATTTCCTGTTCATATCTTGGTTACGCCGCCCCGATTCGAACGGGGAATGTTGGGACCAAAACCCAAAGTGTTAACCATTACACCACGGCGCAATGTCTGTTATTCAAGTTCGATTCCGCAATACGTATAGTTCAATTCTTCGTCATATTCGGAACCGTCGAATTTCGCACCAAAGAAATTTTTAATCTTGGAAATTGCGTCGGTATTGTTACCCTCAATTTCAACGGTAAGATAAATTCCACCAATCTTTCGCCCGGCCAAAACAGTCACGTCAACCATCGTTCCCGCAATCGCGCCAATCTTGGTATTCATCATCTGTTTCAAAATTTCTGTTCTCATTGTCTTAACTCTTTACCGGGAACCCGCCCGGGCGGTTGGGTTATTTCCTTAACCCGATACAAAGGTAAGGATAATTTTTATATTTCCAAACTTTTTTTGATAAATTTTGCGTTTTTTCATCAAAAAAGTTTCGTCCGGTCCGAAATCTTGGGTTCCCATTGCACCGAACCGCCAGCCAACGCTTGTTCAAATGCCCTATCCGTTGGCCGGTGTTTCCCCAGTTCGAACCAATGTTTGTATTTGGCCCGCTTGACATACACCCGGCAAACGCCGTTGATGTCCCGGGCGATGTATGCGTTAACCGATTCGTTCATTTCTTTTTTGGTAATGGACGTTTTCGGATTGCCCGTTTTTGGGAATCCTTTTCGGTCGGGTTTATAGTAAACGGATATGAACCCGCCACCAAATAATCTTTTGTTCCACGGAATCCGTCGCGTCTTTTAAATTTCTTTGCCATATTAAAACAATTTTGGTGTCGGGTCCAACAACCGTTTATTAAGTGCATCCAATTGTTTTTCTAACCTTTTGCACGTTTCCAATATTTCGGGTTTCCGGAATTGGAAGAATCGGCGTTGATTGTCACGCAACAACGCGACGAACCGAACATATTCCGCCGCTTGTTCCGGCGTTATTTTTTCCAAATTTTCGATTTGCGGGCATATCGTTCCGCTTGGGTACTAGTTATCCATTTTTCTTTTTCGTTTGATTTATGGGCCGTTTTGTGGCCTTTCCCGGCGGACGGCCCCGTTTGCGCTTCTGTTGGGTCCCCGGCTCCGGATTTTCCGGGGCGGGTTTGGGTTTCCTTGCGGGTTTTTCCTTTGGCGGATGGTTGCACCAAAAGAACGTTCCGGTTCCAGTACGGAAATAATAGGGACACAGACGGCACAAATTATCGTCTATCTTGTTATGATAACCGAACGGGCAAGGCCCCGCAATGGTTGTGAAAATCTTTGTAGGCATATTTAGACAAACTTAAAATGGAAACCTTTGTGTTGTGGTAATATTCCGCGACAACATTTTGCGATATGCGAAAAATCCAAGTTTAATTCACGCCCCGCCGCCTTGCAAGATTCAAAAATACTCCCAGTTTCAATACACATTACAGATTTTCCGCGTTTCTTTGAACGGCGTTCAATTGCAGTTCCATAATTAACATTATATTTCCCCGTACACCATTCAAGATTTTCAACCCGGTTATCCGTCTTTATTTCGTTTTTGTGGTTGATTTGTGGCAACCCGTCCGGATTCGGAATAAATAATAAAGCAACCAAACGATGAACCTTATATCGTTTTTTGTTCAAACAAACTTGTATATATCCGGATTTGGTAATTTCTCCATTCATCAATCGTGGGCCGCGTCCATATTGATTTTTAAATGACATTATACGCCCAAGATTACTTACTTGATACAATCCGGAATAACCGGGAATGTCTTTCCAAATTTCGCTTTGCATTTTTGCCAATATTTAAGTGTTGCCAATAAATTGAAAAATGCGCGGAATGGCTATTGGCGTACCTTTTCGACCGGTTAATTACGCCGGTCTATCCGCGCATTACAAAATTACAAAAATCACATCAATTTTTCATATTCTCTTTTCGGAATATTTGATTTTACCCAATTCGGGTCATTAACTAATACTTTACGGCCAAAATGCAATATGTTTAATGCGTCCGCGTTCCACAACGTTACGTTTATACCCGGATATTTTTTTTGGGCAAATTCTTTATATCTGTTTTTCCTTTCTTTTTTCGTTTCCTTTGGCCCATTTTTCCGAATAAGACGTAAACCCAAATATGCCATCCACTTTCCCGGATGAACCAGCACATAAGGGATTCCGGCCATTTCGATTAACGATTTCAAGTGTTCGAAATTCGCCATCATCTTTTGGACCCGGTACATCTTGCCCATTGCCGCCTTATCTCCTTGTACCATCACATCGTCCGGACGAACAGACAGTTTTTCAAGAAACACGATTGGTTTATAGTTCTCCACATAATAAGCGAAGAAATCACGCAATTCCGTTATGTCTTTCGGCATCTTGACGGTACGAACCAACTGGCCGGGAATAAACACGGCCAATCCGCCATTCGCGCCCGGGTCCACGCCGATAACGCAATTTATCTTAATCTTCTGTTCTATCATTTGATAAAGTCTTTAATCGTTTTACCCTGCGCAATAATATCGTTGAACACTTTCTTTATCGCCTTGTGGCGGGCCAGTACGAACGCCCCGTGTTCCAATTCCGGGTCCGTTGGACCATTCTTTTTTAGCCGGTTTACGTCCCCGACATAACCACGGCGGGCGTAATCATTGACGGTTCTTTGCCAAATCTGTTTTTGTTCTTCCGGACCAACAACGACCGGTTCCGCCAATCCGTATTCCGTAAGGATGTTGTAAAACACAATATCAGTCATTGCGGACGTAATCAGTAATCCACAATCCTTGAATCGGTCAAAGTGTTCATACAATTCAGCAATTGCCGCCTTTCTGTATTCCTCTTTCATTCCGTCCGCAATCTTGGGTTCGGGCCGTTCCACGGATTCGAACGCTTTTTTAAGGACTGCGCCCCGGCGGGCCTTGTATGCATCAAGGATTTTGCACACGTATTCGGCATTGAATTGTTGGTAATGGTTCCGGTCCGCCTTTCCGTCCCGGGTCCGTGGCAAATATTCGTCCAATTGGCCCGTTATGCTCATTTCGAACGCCATCTTGAAATCCTTTAACGTAAGCGTGGAATAATACTTTTTCAGTAATTCCGTTGTTCGAATGACGATGTATTGCCGTTCTTGTTCGTCCGTGGGCCGAAATCCAACGTCCTTGCAAATCCATTTCAGCGAAACGGCCAGTTCCGACGCAAGTTCTTTGGCATCGTATTCCGAAAACACCTTTGCAGTGGATGCAAGGAACACCGCCCGTTCAACTGGATTCAATGCGGCCATTACCGCCGAATCCTTGACCATTTCCCGGCGAATCGCAACCGGGGATTTTCCGACCGTCGCAACGGCCATCGTTCCGTTAGATTCCATCGCCCAAATCTTTTAAGTACGCAACCGCATCCGCCGACAGACCAACCCCGTTCACATCCTTCCGGTGCAACTTTCCTTTCTCCATATCCCCACGGATGAAATTGCGGGCCGTTGCAATCCAATCTTTCATCTTCTTTCCCTTCTGTGCCGACCAGTCCGCAACTGCGTGATAATAATAGACTATATCAATTTCGGAGAATTCCGGGGCCTTGAATTCGGCGGCGAATGCTTCAAAATCAGCATAACGGGAATTTTCGAACAAACACAACGGTTCGGATGTCCGGCGCGGACGCGTTACTGTAATCGTTTCAAACTGGGAATCGGAAGGAAACAAACCGCCATCGGCGGCTTTGTTTTGTTCAATTGTATTTTGATTATTTACATTTGATTGATTGCCTAAACAATCGTTGTGGGTTGCGCCTAAACTATCGTTGTGGGTTCCATCAACGTTTGTTGTGGGTTGTAAACTTTCGTTTTGGGTTGTGAAAATAACTTTGTCATAATTCGGCCCAAACTTGTAAAAGGTTTTGCGCATCAAATCGCAATTTGGATGTCGGGCCAACAATCCGGCATCAATCAATTTATTTATTCGCTTGATGATTCCCGCGCCCGTGCTTATACCAAGAATCGGCAATTGTTGGATGATTGTATTATGAGAAACCCAAAAATACGTTCCGGTTTCAGTCTGTAATTTCATACACTTATCCGAATGGGCAAAGTGTTTGACGAAATCGAAAATTGCCATATCCACAACGTCCAAGTTTAACCCGGCATTTATGACGGCCAATTGGTTTATGGTAATTGAATATTGCATATTAACAAACATCGTTAAAATAAATCTTTCCGTCACGCGAAAAACGTAAATATCCTGCTATTGAAATATTTTGTAACGCTTTCATTGTTGCGGGTTGGCTCAATCGGGCGGCAATGCTCAATTCCTCAATCGTATATGTTCTACGTGGCAAAACAGAATATAACATTGCGTACAATCCTTTTTCGGTTGCATTTAACCTCCTATCTTGGAACGCTTGTTTTGGAACCATTATAAACGGGTTCTTTTGTTCGATAATATCAATTTCCATAATCAAAAAAGTAATCCCGGCATTTGGGCCACGACGCACCAAATACCGGGATTGTTGCGGGGTTATCCGCTAATTCTCCGTGTACGTTGGTCGTGGGCAACGTTATTTGGTACAAATATACTTAATTTTTCTTTTCCGGCAATAGCAAAGACAAATTTTGTGTCGGGGCGATGGCCTTGCGGATTTCCTCAATGCGTGTATCGTTCGCAATCAGCGAAACAACCGGGTAACGGGAAGAAACGCCGGGTTTGTTGCTCTTGGCAAACTGTACCGACAAATCGAACACGGTTTGCGTCACGGTTCCGCGCATCATCTTCACGCCGTCGAACGATTCCCGGATGTTCTTGATTGACGAAGCACGGCCCTTTGTGGAGAATTGCCACACGCCGACAATGCCACGGACGGACGGGATGATAAACCGCAATGTTAGCACAATATCCCAGTTGTCCGCCCCGCGCCGGGTCGGGTTGTTTTTCTCAATCTGCGCCATAATGTCCGGGTACACGTCCACGGAATACGGCGCATATCTCTTGCCGTCCCAAATTTCGAACGTATGGCCGTCCCCACGGGCAACTAACGCGCCCTTATCGTCACGGTATTCGTACCGTTCGTTACATACCTTTTCCGGGGAATCGTCCGGAAATATCACTTGGATTGTCTGTGGCTTATCGCCCAACGCTTGCGTAAACATCCCGGCGTATTTCCCGGATGGTATGAAATAGTCCACAGATACGGGGTATTCCTTTCCGTTCTGCCCCATCTGTTTCTTGCCTATGTGCAACCGCCCGATTTCGGGCAATTCAAGGATTTTCCCGCCTTGTTCGGGTCTAACAATACGGCCACCCATAATTACTATTCGCTAATATTAAACCCTCTCATTTCTAATTCTTCAATCATTATAGAAGAATCAATATCGGAAATTATTTCCTTTATGAATTTATCGCGTTCCGAATGTGTCAAATCGCCCCAAATATCGGT